TATTCCTACGATGTAAAGTTCGTATCAATTGCCAATATGCTGACCAAGCCTATATGTTATCGCCACGTGGTGGTCAAAGGCGCGGGCGGCACACAGCAGATATGGGACGAACCCGAGATAAGTATCAACGGCACGTTGGAGACCCTCTACCAAATCATCATAGGCTCTATCGAACAAGCCGCCAACCGTCTGTCTGCTTCGCACTACAAGGATATGCTGGCAAGCATTGCTGCCAACGGCAAGTTTACCAACGGAGCGAAACCCGACGGTGTACAACTCACGCCCAACACCAAGTTGGTATCGTTCTCGTTCAGTGGGGACAACATAGCCAACGTATGCACCTCTGTGGCAAACTCCTACACCGAAGACAGCAAAGACACCGAGTGGTTTATCACCGAGGACGCAAACCATAGTTGCACCCTCCATTTCGCCAAGTATGAGAACAGTGCAGAACAACCGCAAGTGCTATCCGACTACGAATGGGAGAATAACGGCACAGACCGTTTCGCCCGTCCGTATCTCAACGGAGGACTGAAGAGTGTAGAGTATGCACAAGCGTGGTCGGATGTGCCGCAAGTCATCGTGCCTTACGGAGCAGACCGCAATATGTCGGGCATATCCGTTGTGGGTATAGACGAGACCACACAGATGCAATCCACCTTCGGCAAGCGTCTGCGCCTTGACCCGAACACCACCTACAACGTACACGACAAAAACGGAGAGAACGCCGCGACCGTCACCACGGACGCACACGGGGCGTTGAGCAACCCGAACGTGAACACCGGCATAGAGACAACCAAGTTCTACGACGACATCTACCCGCAGTGCCATTTCAAAATCACCAAAGTGGAGGTGAAGAACAAGCGGCAGAGCGGCGAGACCGTCCCCGAATACACGTGTGAGGGCATAGCCGTGGACGCACGCTACACCAAAGAGTACCTCGCACAAAAGGGAATGTTCCCGCTGCGTATAGAGGAAGCAACAACCCTGTCCGTCCGTTTCGAGAGCGGTTTCCTCAACGGGCGGGAGTTCGAGATAGCCAACAAGACCCACAAAGACCAAGGCTCAACAGGCTACAGCCTTAAATTCACCATCGTAGCGGACGGCTCTATCGAGGACGGAACACTCATACCAAGCGGCTATTTCAAACCCAACGTAGGCGACCAATTCGCGCTGTTCAATATGAAGATGCCTGCAGAGTTCGTATCACTCGCCAAGCAAGACCTCGCACAACGTGCTTATGAGGAGTTGCTGGACTTGCAGAACACCCGCCCCGAAGTCAAATGCACCTCCGAGCCGTTTACGTTCATGCAGCATACCGTCTCTTTCGGGGCTATCATGCAAGTATCGTCGGAACTGTTCGGAGACGAACCGTTTATCAGCCGTGTTATTGCCTACTCCTATAAACTCACCTCGCCGAGCAGCGTGCAGTTCTCATTGGCTTCGGCTGTCATGCAGGGTACACTCTCCGAGATGAACAATGCCATATCCGATGTTACCCACACCGCAGGCGGATTGGAACAGCGTGCTATCAACCTCTCCCGACGTAGCTGGAGGGACGCTAACGAGGTGGCGGATATGCTGGATAGTATCACATCCGAGATGATGCTGGTCGGCAATGAACGCTATCAGTTCGGCTTCACCTCATCTATCGAGTGTGTGGATAGCGGGAACAAGTTCGCAAGCCTGCGCATAGGCTATGGCTCGTTGCAGCACACACAAGAGCCGTATATCAACTATGCCAACCGCGGACTGTGGGAGATAAGCGGTGCTACCCTCACCAAGGACGTGAATGGTGCCAACCTCGACCCCGATACTCCGTACTACCTGTTTGCACAAGTAGCAGACGACACCAACCCCGCACGCTTGATACTCACCACCGACGCACACAGGAGCGAAAGCGAAGACGATGTGCCGTATCTGTTGCTGGGCATCTTGTCTTCGGTGTTCGAGGGCAGGCGTGTCTTCAGTCGCACCAACGGCTATACGGCTATTGAGGGCGGCACTATCACCACCGAGCAGATACAGGACGCGGGGCGCAACCTCATTATCGACTTCCAGAGCAACCCGCCACGCATCATAGCCCGCAACGGCGCGGAGATAATAGGTAGCGTCAAGTTCAGTGCTTCCGACACCAAGACAGCAGAGCAGCAACTTGCCGATTTGGGACTGATTGCCTCCTCCGCCCAATCCGCTGCGGACGATGCCAAAGCGGACGCGGCAGCCGCCCAAGCCGCTCTTGACAACTTGGAGATAGGAGGGAGAAACTTGCTGACAGGAACTTCCTCTGCTTTACGCAAAGTTACTGCCGGTTCCAATACTGTATGGGGGTGGAGAATTCCTGAAAGCAATACCTACATAGCATTAGAGCCAAATACAACATATACCGCACGGATGTATATCGAAAATCATATGACAAATATAGATGCGCGTATATATATTATAACCTCAAAGACAGGGAAATATAACAATCAGTCTGACTTGACAGAATTTGAACCCAATCATAACAAGTTTCCCGAAAGATTCCGTATCCGTCCAAATCAAAACGGATATTCGGAAATCACTTTTACAACCCTCTCGGATACTGTCAGTGGGTTTGTTATGGTTCGGTTTAATACTACGGGCAGCACTTCGGTTACAACCGTAACTACTGCGGCTGGGGATTATATCAATTACTCAAAGGTGAAAATAGAGAAAGGCAACAAAGCCACCGATTGGACTCCTGCACCCGAAGATGTTGAAGCATCCATTGCAGAGAGCAAGACCTACACAGAGGGGCTTGTTACGGCTCTCGGAGACACCCTGCAAAGTCAGATAGACGGCGTAGTGGATAGTTACTTTATGGAGGGAGTGCCAACTACCTCCAACGCCCCTGCCAACGAGTGGACGACTGACGAACTCAAAAAACGCCACGAGGGGGACACGTACACCAATATCCAACAATACACCAAGTTAGGCGCAGGTATCTGGGAGAGCGGTGCTATCGGAGTTGGCTCGGCTTATAAAAACAAGGCTTATGCTGATTGTAAGTATAATATGGCTACAAGCATACGCACCAAGGAATTGCTTACCAACCAGCCAAACCAATTGCTGTATGTTCCAAGCGGTTATACGGTTCTTGTTAGTAGATTTGATAGTAACGGAAAGTATATCGGTTCGTATGTTGAGAGTGCAACCTCGTTTACGCTACCAACAGACGCGGCACAGATAGCCATTCAGTTGCGAGCGTCAAGTAATATCTCTGCCGACATTGCCGACACGTTAGGGCTATGTATCAACCCCGATGCAGGCAAGTCGTGGCGTTGGTGCAAAGGCACAGGGGATAGCCCTGCCACAGGTTGGCATTGGCACGAGATAGCCGACAGCGACGCGGTGCGTGCGTTGCAGAGCGCAGCCAAAGCACAGGACACGGCAGACGGCAAACGGCGAGTGTTTGTCGTACAACCAACCCCGCCCTACGAGATAGGCGACTTGTGGGCACAAGGCAGCGGAGACGGCAAGGATATTCTCAAATGCAAGACAGCCAAAGCCGCAGGACAGACCTTTGCGCAAGACGACTGGGAATCGGCGAGTAGTGCATTGACTGCTGCTCAAGCAGCACAGAACTCTGTGGATAATATGGTAATCGGTGGCGAAAACGTCTATACAGGGAACGATAAGCAAATGATCATAAATGGTGAGGATGCATATGGCGATGAGGCGGAGACTTTTAGATTTAACTATTTCTACACTTTAGAGGCTCGTACAACGGTTGTTGTAACAGCGAAGTTGGAGAATGACGATTTGTTGAGTGGTGTTAATCATCTGTATGTGGTTGCCATTCCGTATGGAACAAGTGGTTTGACCGAGAAGAATAACATCTTATGGAAGGATGGAAATGATAATTATAATGTAGAACTAACCTATTTGTCATCTATCAAGATATACGACCTTGGCACACCAATTGGGAGTACGACCAAATTGTTGTTGTATTTCTTTGCCAAAGACGACAAAGGCGATTTGGGTAGTCTGTATCCTGATGACGGTATTGTGTACGCCCGTAGGATTATGGTGCAGAAAGGCAATAAAGCAACTGCCTACCAGCCTTACGTAGAACATCTCACTGCTGCGCTGAAAGGCTCTACCGAAGTAGCAGGCGGTTTGGTGATGACCGATGTGCTGCTACTCAAAGACGAGAAGAAACAGATTTCTGCGGGTATGAGCGGATTATCCGACAATGTTACAATGTGGGGTGGTGGTAGTTATGAGAATGCTGTAAAACAAGCCAATGGTCTAATGGCAGAACTCTCCAAATTATTGCCTGTTCTAATAACAAAGCAAGGTGTCGGTAGTAATATCGGCTGTTTCAAGGTGCTTAACGAACATGCCGTAGAGGTGAATGGCTCAAATGGTGATAAAATTGTTATTGATAGCAACGATAATGGCTGTCCGAGCATCAGTGTGATAAAGGATGATAATGTGGTTACTAGAATATCGTCAGAGGTACTGAATAAAAAGAAAATAACACTGAAAAGATATACCAAGATAGAATATACAGATAGTACCCGCGTGCAAATATATACTACTAATGGTGCAGTTAATAGCAGAGTTAATGTTTCTAATAGTACACTTGGGTTAAGTGTAAATCAATTATATGGATTGACATTTAATGCCACAAATGTAGAAATATATGTCAAATTATATAGTCCTAATAATTATTATAATTTGAGTAATTTCAAAATATCGTTTAATTTGTATTTGA